CTCTATCTATACACCCACGAGAACAATAGACCCCCAGAGCCACGCCAAAACACAACACCACAACAACAAAAACACCATATTTCAAAGCAACAAAAAACCCCGCAAAACCGAGATACGATCTTGCGGGGTTGGTGGATAAACTGTAATAGGTTATACAGTTTTAACACCTTGTCGCATACCGATAGTAAACGGGTAACTTGCTTTAACGAGGTTGATGTTCTCGATGGTCGGATTGAGCGCGATAGAACATTGGCAGGGCACTACTATCATCAACGATGTGTTGTCGGGTAATGTAACCGTCTCATTAGTTATCGGCGTTTCTTTGTATGATAACTTTATCGTTATCGAAGCCCTAGAACCTGTAACGTTAGTGATGAGCGCATACGCTCCAGTAGTTTCTCCTTTGTATGTGTTGTCTTTGTTTGCGGTGAGTTTCAGCTCGAAAAGTTGGGTAACTACAGGGCTTCCTAGCTGCTGAGGTATGTTAGGCAGCTTCATTTTCCAATTTATCTGATTCAATTCCGCATCCGAAAGCTGTCGGATTGAAACACCCGCTTCCCTCGAATCAGCCACTATCACTTTTTTATTGATTATGGACGACACGATAGCACAATGTCCGATATTGGCGAAACGATCATCTTCATCAGAGTTCGAAAAGAATACGATATCTCCAACCTGCAGCACTGCCCATTTGGCACTAGTATTCCACACGTGTATGAGTTTTCCGGCATCATAGGCCATTTTCGCGAATGTGTAAGTTAGCAATCGTCTTTCAGAAGGTGGCGTATCGTCCAGCCCTGCCATTTCCGCAGCAAGTTGGATGTAATTTTTGACTGGTTCGCTGAACATGTCTACAAATGGGCAATTTGGCGTGTTGAATTTCGCGTTATAAACACTGTCGTTGTAATAAATGCCCAGGGCCACCATTAAGACCAGCGTCATACAATCGATGTTGTACGTTCCGCCCGGGTTTTGGTGAGATGTAACCCCTTCCCACCATGTATAATCAGAATTAACGTTAGTTCCTGTGAAATCAGTTCCATAGGTCAAATTCGTGGCGTTAAGATACCCGTTCAATATCGGGAAAAAATTGGTCATTGTAGGATTGAAAAAATCCAGCTGAATAGACCGTCTAGGGTCTGCCACTTGCCTATAGCGGTTTGCGCTCGAATCGAATTCCAAAGCGAAATCGTTTCTGCGCACGTTTGCTATCGGCTTTTGAGGGAGTGGCGGAATCGTTGCTGATATTTCCGCATCTGCAGATTTGCGCTCTTGCGTCTCATTGGCGATGGCTTTGTTGATAGTGGTGTCGGCCTGCTCTCTCGCCTGCGTCTCATTTTCAATAGCGGTATTCGCTTCCGCAATCGCTTCTTTGTTGGCCGCGTTATCGCTAACAACCTGCGCCACTTCCTGCCGATACTGCTCGATCTGCGGGTTGTAATTACCAGTATTAGCCCAGTAATCTTGATTGGTGATCTCGATACCTACAGGCACGAACTGGCGCGAAGTGTAAGAATTTCCCTGATACAGAACGATGGTAAGCGGCTCATATGTACCACTATTGTCCCATTCAATTGAATCATCGCCCTTGCGCCCGAGAATCGGCACGTAACGCGAGCCGATGTACTGCAGCCGAGCTCCTGGGTGTTCGTTGAGCTGGTCGAGGATCTGATTGATCTCTTCCAGTGTGAAAGTGCTGGTGTTGGGCATCTTCAAACCTCCTTAGTAGAGCAGAACCAGGCAGCCGTAATAGTCCGAGCTATAATCGGCTATGGTATCGAACTGTACTGTTTTCCATGAAAGCGGGTAATATGCCGTGAAATAGCCGTCATCCGTCAGCCCGAAATAAACGGTCGATACGGTCATAGCGTCGATGATCTTTTGCAAGTTAGCAGCGATCCACTGCGCCACCTGCTCCGCATAGTAATCATCGAACCCGCTATCCATGAACTTCTGAAAAGCGTTCTGCAGCTCGGCGATAGCCTCGGAATCAACGTTCACATTGCCCTTGAGCTCATCGACGTAAGCAATCAGCTTGTCGTAAAGCATGCACAGATACTTAACGCGCTGCTCTTGGCTTTCGGCATCCCAGTAAAACTTGGGAATCGCCATCGTATAGGGCCAGCACCCGAACGGTGCGATTGGCGCAGGTGCCGGGAAATTCCAAGCCATGAAACCCACCTCCTAGTAGTCGTTTACGATGGGCGCTATCACGTCCGAAAACATGATAGCGCATTTGTCCAGAAAGATTTGATCGACGCTCCGCCACTTCTCAGCCAGATCATACACGGTATCGACAACGCGGCCGAGTTTCACCGTTTCATACTCGTTGTCTGTCCCAGTCGAGATATAGTCGCTATTTCCTGAGAGCTGCGTTTCAGGATAGTCCGATCTGATATCGCGCCTTTTTCCGTACTCGTCTGAATCAGCCAGCACATTAACGCCGTCGAGCGCTTTATACAGCTCGTTGCACATCGGGCATATTTCATAGCGGATGCGGTACATCAACCGCATAGCCCATTTCTTGGGCGGTAGCATTGAGATCTCACGGTAATAGAACCGATCATTGAATGCCGTACAGACACGCCCGTACTGTTCAGGGCTGTATGCGTAGGCGAACCACGAGAATTGATCGGAATCCCAATCGAACCAACCGCCCTCGATCAGCTCGCCGAGCGTTACGGTGACGCTATCGTGCCATTCCGAGCGTATCTCCGGCATCTCGAATCCCTGCATCATCGTTATCACCCCCCTTGTACATTTCTTCGACAAACGGATTCACGCGCACGTCGATATTTCCGCCGTATGATTTATTCCACTCTTCACAAGCGATTTTGCGTGCTTTCAATCCGTCATCGAGCATCATCCTTGCGGGCGCATAGGCGGTTTGCGTTTCGTCGGTGTTCATACGCTCGGTTTTCTCGAACATGACGTGCGGGATGCCGATCAATCGGAAAATCTCCGACCAAACGCCGAGCGCTCCGCGCTGGAACTGCTCGCCTTTCCAATCAACGCCCGTCTGCAAAACGTTGATGCCCTTGCTGATCGTGTCAGCCAAGCCCTCGTATCCCACAATCGCGGGCTGCCCTACGCCGATCGCACCGAGCACCGTTTGAACATCTAACACCTTCTCGTCAGGCACAGCGAGTATGTATGGCGTCAACTGCTGGAATAGGTTCACATCCTCGGCGCGAGAATAGCGCGTGAGCTTCGCAGCGAGCCTCGTCAGTTTGGGCCAAAAGCACAGCCGCGAATATCTATCCCAGATGAACACGCCGTTTACGCCGCGCTGAACTTCGAAGAACTTCTTCTCGCTCGTCCCCATGCCCATGGCCCACCACAGAACTGGGTCATTGTAAGCGTTGTATTGAGAATAGGCCCCAGCCTGCAAGCTCATTATCAAATCGGGCGTTTCCATCTCGAAAGCAAGCGTTGCGCTTCCAGTCGTCGCAAGCGAGGTTTCCAAAAAACGCTCGCTGCAGGTATCAGGCAAGCCCGTCCACTCATACCGCAGCAGGCATAGATCAAGAATCCAGTTCAAGTACTCCTGCTGATCTACGATGTTCGCGCTGAGCGCCGAATCGTGCACGGGTGCTCCGATCTGCGCTTGCTTGCGCATCTTGCCGCTTCCGCGCCCGCCCCGTTTCCTGCTCATGCCCTCACCTCCTTAGCGTACTTACACGCCGCGTCGAGCCGTGCGGCTGCGTCGGTGGCGTGCGTTGCAAGATCAGCTTCGCACTTGTCGGCAACGGCGCCGAATCGCGCAGCTACGGCGGTCATCATCGCATCGTGGCTCGCCATCTTCTCGCTGTATTCGCTGTCTCGCGACAAAATCGCCGCTCGGTATTCCACCACGGCATTAATCTCCTCTTCCGTGCATTCAGAAAGCGGAATCTTTTTGTCGAGAATCTCCTCAGCCGTCCTTGCCATGTCATCCCTCCTTGTTCTCGGTTATCGCGGTGTTTCCGATATCGCCTGGGTTCCTCCATACTGTTACACCACCGAATAATAGCATCCTTATCTGGTCGAGGTATGCGTCTGGCACTGTGGACGATCTAAGCCACATGTCCGAGCATTGCCAGAATGAGAATTTAGGCATCACGTTAAAACCCGCGAAATTGATTGCTCGCTCCAATCGGTACCCGTAACGCAAAAACGCATCCCCAGCTTGCGCTATCGCTGCGGGCGATTGGGTAACGATGGAGGCGAACGCGGCCATGGGGCGCGTTGTCGCGGTCTGGCCGTTGGCGGGAGAACCGTAGATGTTCGGCGCTCCTAGTTTCGCCTGCGCCTGCTGATTCGAAACGGCGCTTGCCTGCGTCGAGTATCCACGGGCCGCATTGGCAACACCCACCGCCGCGCTGTTGGATGCGACGGCCGTAGCAGCGTTGTTGGTCGTCGCGGTGTTGTCAGTATTGGCGCTTGTCTGATTGGCTACCTTATCGGAGTTGTTATTGTTGGTTTCGGATACTTGCGATTGCGAATTGCCGATGGCCAACTCCGCTTTGGTCGTGGATAGATTGGCAGCAATGGCGGTATTAGCCATCGACGCACCGCCGGAGATAGCGCCGCTTATCAGCCCGCCCAGAGCTCCGATCGGCCCGCCTGACATAGCGCCCGATGCAACATTGCCTACCACGCCTGCAGCAGCGCCGACTGCCGCTTGAAGCTGCTCGCCCTCGATTTCCGCTGCCGTGGTGTCGCGCGTGTATCCGGCATTCCATGCTTGCAACGCCTGATTCAAGCCATTGCCATAGCTTGTGTCCGTAGTAGCAGCCTCATTGCTTCGTACGTTGATGGCGCTGTTGGCGCTCGCCTGAACTGCAGCGTTGGTGACAGAGAGATTGGCGCTCGCCTCCTCGCTGTCCTGCGCATTGGCTGCTGCCGTCAACGTCTGCTGGCGATCCCAATACGTTGAGAAATTGGCGGTTCCTGCCGATTGCACCACACCGTAGACGGGAATATCCCAGCGCATGAGCTTTTGATACCACATGCCCCCGTATTGCATTTGGTGTTGTTGTGCGTTATAGAACGCGATCGACCCGGCACCGCCCGAGCCGCCCAAACCGTTGTAATGCGCATCGATGGTTATCCAGGGATATGTGACCTGCAGTGCGGCGGTGATTGATATATCGCCCGTCGTGTCTTCGATGTTCACACGCACGGTGTCCCCGGCCTCGGTGTACAGATCAACAGCCGCGTAAGGGTATGTGTACAGCTTCGCCAGATCGGAGTAATCATCGGCATAACCGAACGCGGCTTTTGTCAGCTCCAGGACGTCGATGGTCGCGCGTTGCGGGTTGAGAAAATATGCCGTAACGCCGAAAAACTGGAAAGAAGAGCCCAGGCTCAGCAGCTTTCGCGGCGCGAAGAAAACGCCCTGCACCGTCTGTGCAAATTGCGGATAGGTGCTCTCGACGGTATTGAGGAACGAGTGCAGGTTCTCTGGCTCAATGCAAAACGCAGTCGGCCCCGTCGCTCCCTGGATAAGAGCGCTATAGCCTGCCGGGGTCTGCCAATTAGCCGCGCCGACGCTTCCCCACACTGCCGACGCGCTCACATCGCCCGTCGTGACGAAACATGCCATAACGTCGTCATTGAGCACTGCCGCTCCCGTTTTCACTACACGGCTTATCTCGCCGAAAGATACATCCGGCGTGAGCAGGTACTCGCTGTTTTCGGCAGGGTTTGACAGATAGGCGTTCACATCGCTATGAGCCACGGCCCAATGCCCCCGCTGCAGGAACATATATGGGATATCGATGCGGTAAAGGCATGTTTGCCAGGTGTCGAGCATGATCTCGCACTCGCTCGTGTTGCTCGCGCGGCGGTTTATTTTTCGAATGAAGTAATACCACCGCTCGATCGGGTCGTCGGTAGTGTTATCCAATTCCTCGCCTATGCCTGGTTCGGGATAATACCTCACCTCGACGTAGTTGAATTCCCCGAGCGACGTTGCCGGAATGGGAAGTTTGATCGCGTCCGTAGAGTGAAAGCGGCGGTATTTCGTCTGGAAACGCCTGCACTCCGCGCCATCTTCCAACGCATCGAACCACGCGTTTCTCGCCTGCTCGCTTCCGAAATCCACAACGTTGCCAACGCCTTCTATGACGCGCTGCCCGACGTGTGCCTCTCCCAAGTCCCACGGCACGGCGCATACGGTGATCTGCATCTGTTCGGTGTCGAATCGGGAATAATCCATCTCATCATCGTATTGCCATACGTTGACATTCGACACGCCGGGGAAATTGCCCGACTGCTCGATATGGGGAAAACGCGCCATCTTATCCACCGCCTTTTAACATGAGGTGGAAAACCGCCCCTTGTAGCAGGAAAAGACGAAAAAAAAGAATGGGGCGGTTTCCCGCCCCCATTCTATCACGCCATGTGCGATCTATCCTAGCTTGCGGCAAACACCCACTTGCCGTAGATCGTGGTATCGGCCTCGATGTTATCTACCTTCGTTGCGATCGGCGTGTACGAACTGGACGTGCTCCATCCGGTGAACGTCCACGTTCCCGCTACGCCGCCTTCGGTGCCGTCGCTCGTCGTCCAAGCGGTCGTGAGCGGAGCGGCAAGATAGACGGTGACACCCGCATCGGCGATCATGTCATCAGGCGCGGGCGCGTCGGACGGGATGCCATAAGTCGTATCGGCAGTCAGATCGTAGCTCACCATGCACGTCCCCTTAGGATTGTCGGGCTCCTTAATGGTGATCTGGGCGGTCGTGCTCAGGCGGTTCTCCTGCTTCGACGGGTTGATGTAGGTCGCTTCGGCGGTCACGGTCAGCTGCGCGCCGTCGGGGAGCCCAGTCTTCTGCACGTGAAGCGTGCCGAATCGGTCAACATAGGTTCGAGTGTTGATCGTGCCGTTATTGGTGGTCACGGAATACGTCGCGCTGTCGGGAAGAACGCCGACGCCTCCGTCGTTCTCGTCAACGGTGCCCTTAAGCTCGGGGTTCAGATCGACGGTTCCGCCCGGTGCTACGGTCGTGCTCTCGGGATTAAGCGCGATGCTTGCGGCGGTCATCTTAACAACAGGCGTGAGCGTCATGCCGTGCTGATCGAACACCGCAACGGGAACGCCGGGGTTAGGAGCAACGACTGCCTGATGATGCAGAACGAACTTGTCATTGAGCGTGTCAGGGTTGAAGAACGGGAAGATGCCGTAAACGGTGTCGTGCCAGTGGATGAACGCGTCGGTGGTCAGCGCGCCGAGCACTCCGCCGCCCGCAAGCGGCATCTCAGGCAGCACCATATTGCGGGTGCGCATCTCCGCCTCGGTAACGTTGAAAAGCTCCGCATACGCGCGAACCTCAATAGCGGCCATCGTCTCCGCGTCGGTGAACATCATCAGCTCGTTGTAGTCGTTGCCGCCCGTCCCCGTATTGGCGAACACAGGGACATTGACATGATTATAAAGCTGAGACGGAAACGCCAGCTTGTAGATCATGCCTCGGATGGCTTCGAGCAGGTTCATCGCCAGGTCTTTTTTAGTCGTGCCCGCATCGACCTTGATACGGAACAAGCCGCCTTCCCAGTTTTCATCAGCAGAGTAGAAGCACTGGTTGCACGTATTGTAGATGCTGTAGCTGTCACTATTGAGCGCGGAAATGGTCGTGGCATAGTAAAGATCGTTGATGCCCATGCTGTCTGGCCCCTCGTGCATGGCGCGCAGAAGCTCGGGGCGGTTCATGTCCCACGGAATCTTCTCTTCGTAGTTGACGGAATAGAACCACTGCACGAACTCCGGCTTGTTGACGTCGAGAAGGTCTTTCGACGTGTCGCTGTAAGCATGCTGCTTGAGCCAATTCACCATGATGGTTCGGATGCTGTTGCCATAACGCAGATTGGCAAGGCGCATGCGCTCATAAGGGTTGTACCAACGCTCGGACGAGATGAGGCTCTGGCCGATCGTGTTATTGAGCGTGTTTGCGAAATGGTTCCAGATATCGCCGTTCATGGGCGCTTCAAGATCGGCGACGGCGCGGGCGTATCCCGCCTGCGTCGGGTTGCTCACGCGCTGCTGGAAGTCGGTTGTTCCCTCCAGATACGCGTGAGTAAGAATTGTGGAGTTGGTCTGTGCCATGCTTCCACCCTCCTTTACTCTCTCTTACTAGGTCGGAAGTCCAAATCAGCCAGGCGGATATAGCCCTCGCCGGGCGCGACCTGCTGCGGATACGGCGCGTACTGCGCGGGTGCGGTAGGCTGCTGCGGCGTCGAGCCGTACACCTGACCGCGTGCCACCATTGCGGCAATTTGCTGCTGATACGCGGCATTTTGCTGCTGATACGCGGCATTTTGCTGCTGCAATGCGGCAATCTGCTGCTGCTGCAGGAAAGCGGTATCCGCACTGCCCTCTTCCGCAGGCTGCGAAGCAGACGCCTCCGCCGCTACAGGCTCCGGAACCTGCCCGCCCTGCTCACCCGCGCCGTTATCGGCGGGCGTTTGCTGTCCCTGCTGCGCCATGCCGTCAGGTTGGCTAGGCTGCGGAGCGGGAACGGGCGGAATCGGCATATAGCCCTGCTGCGCCATCGGATAGACGGCGGGCTGATTGTAAAGATAGGGTTGCGGAGCCGACGGCTGCGGCGTCCCTGCGGTGGTGAAGTTCTGATCGTACATGTTTTTTCGTCCTTTCCTAGTAGTGTGCGGGGCGCTGATATGCGCCCCGCTTCGGTTGCCCTCGCATGCGTCAGCCGCCCAGCTGTCCCCAGCGGTCGCGGGCTGCGGTAGCGCCCTCGCGCTTCGGATGCCGCTCCCGCGTCAGCTGATCATCTATCTCATACGGGACTGATGCAGATTATACTAGCGCACGCCTATATACGTCAAAAATTCGCCGAAATGCGCAGCGAGAACGGCGCTTTCGTAGCGCAAGAGCTTGCTGCGCTCCATGCTCGCCAGGGTCTTTATCACCTCGCTTGATCGGCGCAGGATGGTGTAATCGATCGTCGCATCGCGGCGCAGCATGGCGAAAACGGGCTTGCCGTCGTCGGGCGCTTTCGATGAAACATACACTAACCCGGCTTTGAGGTCGTACCATATGCCGAACACCTCGCCGAAAACGATGGTATACATATGGCGCGCCCGGCTCGGCTTGGGCGCCACTTCCGGTGAGAACTCGCCCGAAAACTCGTTATCGAAGAAAACGCCCGAATCACGCGCGGCATCCTCGGACAACCCCATAAGCTGCCCGACCGTGGTTTGCTCCCTGAAATTATCGGCGTACTTATTGGGCCAGCGCATGATCATCGCGCTTCTGGCTTTGCCGTAAAACGTGCGCCCCATGCGCGGTACCTTTTTGACACCGATCGAGCGGAAGAGCCCGCACGTGAGATCGCAGGTGTTGCCCAGAAGATGCAGTCGCGCACGCTTGGGCTCGCCTGGCACCTCGCGCAAAACCGTGTTCATGACGCCCATGATCGAGCTGTACTCGTCAGGCAAGTATTTCTTTCTCGGATTGTTCACCCGATCGATGACGGCCTCATCATACGTGAAATTGATAACGCCGTCGAAACTCATCTTCTTGGTGTCCTGCTCGGAGGACAGCGCGACGAAATAGCCCGCAAGCTCCCATTGCGGCTCTTCGTCCTCTTTCGGAATCTTCGCGATATAAGCGCGATTGGCTTCCGTCTTGTACATCAGCTCGGGAAACTCCCGCTGGCGGTCGATCTTCTCGAAATAACCCTGCTGGAACGGCGCAAGCTCGGTTTTGTTGCGCACGATCTCGCAGAACCGCCGCCTGTATTTCCAGTATTCCTCGATATTCTCCAGGCGAAGCCCAAACGTCTTACCCGTGCTGCGTCCTCCCAATTCCATGAATAAACGCACGTCGGTGAAACTGTGTTCCTTTTTCCAATCTATCGGCTTGAAAACGTCTTCGTCCCACTCATGCTTTCGCCTGATCAGCTTTCGAGGCCTTGGCCTCGCATATCCCGCTGCACACATGCCGTACCGTCCTTTCCCCAATACAATAGATGGCTTTCCGTCATCAGATGCGGATTATTTTCTCCAGTATACAGTGCGTTTTTCAGATTATCTGGGTTGCCCGTTCCGCCTATCGTCTTGGCGAGCGGAGCCAGGCCCACCGCCGCGGGCGCGTCTACCTGATAGGTATCTCCGCGCCAGTCCCGCACCGTACCTTGCCATCTGCTCGCGAAACGCGGAATGGAGCGCTGCCGCAGCTTCGTTATATCCGCTGAAATCGTCGTATTGTATCCGAGGATGCACCCGCACACCGCCTGAAAATCACCCATGCGATCGTGCAAAGCCTCTGCGAAGTCCTCCAGGCTGTCACGCGCCCCCGGCGAGCGTTTGCCCGACGGGACGCCCGCGAGCGTGATATGGTATCGGCCCGCCTCGTCTCGCACGCAATAACTCTTATTCCAGGCGCTGTAGAATTGAGGATACACTGCCTCCAGTTCGTAATGTCCAATGCCCTCCAGCTCGTCGAACCGATCGGGAAACGCCCTTTTCACGCGCGCCATCGTCTCATGCTTGCCCATATCGAGAGCGTGCCCGAACCTATCCAGGAACACTTTCGCCGCTTTACGGTCGAGGCCGGCTATTTTCACGCTGTCGGTGTCTCCGTTGATGATGGCGGTGCAATGCGGCTCCAATCCCTGCATCACGAGATGCTGCGCGATGCGGCTCCATCCGACGATGCGCTGCCCGAACTGGTACCACGCTTTAGCAGACTTCGGCAAGTTCGCCGCGCCCTCGCACCCTGTGTATTCGATGCCATCCTCATCAAGAACCATATCGCGCTTCGCCTCGTTGGTAGCCTCGATCCCGAAAAGTCCGTTCAAATCGGCTTTGCTGCCCATATAGTAGCTTTCCAGATCGTCGCTAACGTCTACGCCCGCGCCCATGTCATGCGCGATATAGTCGGGAAGGACGCCATCGCATGCGCCAGCCGCGTCGTTAAAATTACCCGAATACCATAGCTTTCTTATATGTTTTATAGCGTCCTTCCTCTTATAGAATTCCAAGACTGAAAGAATGCTCATATCGGTAGGCCGCACGAAACGCGCCGTCTCGTAGCCGTCTACCGCATGCATCGCGTCCCATTCGTAGGCTTGCCCAACTTCCCACAATCCCAGCTCGGTAAGGTAAAGTGTGACGCTCGGGGCGCTTATGACCTTGCCGAATGCATGATCGCACCCATCGGGCGCTTGATCGGCGTAGCCTTGCGCTTCGCGTTGCGCGTCGGCCTCGTCGTCGCGCCCCTCGCGGCGCTTCGCGTGTTTGATGCGCGCGTAAGCAAGGGGATGAATGCCGTGCTTCTCGTATAAGCTCCCGCGTTTGGGGCGCAGGTTCAGAAAATCAAAGCGGGCGCAGAACGCAACGGGAAACGGGCATGCCCATTTATCCAGGATGCGATCTGACGTGACGGCGAGCACCGCCCGCGCGTCGGCATCCAACACCTCACGCGGCGCTTCCGTGAACCCGACAGGGTACAGATGCGAAACCATCTGCGCTGGGTGCTGGCTTTTCGCGTCGAACGCGTGCACCTCAGAGAACACCGCCCCCGCATGAGCCGACGCGCAGAATGTGAACCCGCCGCGCGTGCACGCCTGGACGGTGAACAGCATGTCGTCATCATCGAGCTTTTCACGCTCGTTCTGCGCATGCCAATGCTCGCCGACGGTCTTTTTCGACCCTACGCCGCGCAAGCCCTCGAGCAGCCTACGGCGCTTTACGCGCACCGCCCCTGTTTTCGTGCACGCGAACCGCCCCAGATCGTCGGGCTGAATGATGGGGTTCGTTTTCAGATACCACGACAGCCAGCAGAATAGAGCCCATATATCGCGCTTTGCGTAGTCCTCTTCATCGTCGGTAAGCTCGGTTTGCGGAGCGCGTATCAGACTGTAATCCCACTCCCCGATGCCTTTTTCGAATCCGCACGCCTCGCCCATCTTGGCAAGCCCTATTCCTGAGAATAGCAGCGTGTCCCATATGACAAGTACCGTCCGATTATCAGACTTGAGCGCGATGCTGATCGGCTTTTGCGGTGTCTTGGCAAGCACGCGCACGCTCCCGTGATCCTGAAACGCGAGCAGCTTCCTCGCAATTGAATGCATATCGAAGCCGAGATGATGGACGCACACGACAGGCACGCACTCGTGTGCATGCTCTCCCGCTATGCGCAGAACCTCGCGCCATGCATCGTCATCATTGCGAAAAAGCCCTACGGAGCACGCATCGCGCACATTATCTGGCGTAATGTCCTCGATCAGCGCATGCAAATGCCCGATCTGATAAAGCGAGGTAAAAGCCGAGACGTTTCCGAAACCGTCATCAACATTCGTTGTCTCGGTATCCAACGCTGCGACGATACGCCAGGGACGTACGTCTTTGCGCATCATTGCAGTAGCTGCTCTTGGATGATGGCCGCACCGATGCGGGCTTTCTTACGGTAGCGCTCATCGATATCCGCTTCCTCATCGGGCTCGGGCGATAGAAAATCGATGCCCGATGCTCGCGTGAAATAATCGAGCACATCCAGGACGTCGTTGACCTCAAGATCAGGCCTGCGCTTCTGAAATTCCGCGACAATGGTTTCATTGCGGGTCGCGTAATCGATGCCACGCCATAGCTGCACCGTAGCGGCATAAAAGGCGTCCCCAGTGCTTGAGTTGAGCACATTTTTAATGAGGCGCTCACGATTCTCGTCCGCCGTCTGCGCAGCTCCCGCAAGCTGCTCAAGCGATGGCTGGTAGCCGCGTTGCACGGCTCTAGAAACGTCGGACTTGTATTTAGCGCCGCCTCTGTCGGCTATCGTCAGGTTCTTAACGTAATATTGCTGCGCTTGCTCGCGCAGATTAGCAGCGGCTTTCAAGAGCTCGCGTTGCTCGCGCTCACTGCCTGCGCTCTCGGCATCACGCTCATAACGGGCAGCGGCGCGCTCGTAGCGTCGGCGAATGTTGCGCAGCTGATCGGATTGCTGTTTAGCGGCGCTGCGCCTCGACTGTTTGGGCGCGCTTTCGCCTTTACTGGTGACCTTAGGCATGATACACTCTCCTCGTTAGTGTTTGATGCCCACTACTTTCCTCTTTATGCGCGAAGCGCCCCGCCGTGTTCCCTCCGGCGGGGCGCTTCGCATTTAGGACGACGATGCTATTTACATCGCATCGTCCGCATCATCAACGACGACAAGCGTCTTGATCGTGTTTCCGTTCGGCAGCACGTCGGATTTGCAAACAAGCGGCAGATACCCCTTGCCCGCGTCACACTTCTTGAAGATGCTCAAAGTAGTGTTGATGGAGCGCTTCACGCCGTCAGACTGGGAAAAATAAGCAATACCCTCGGCGTCGATGAGATAGGTGTTCTGGCACGGCGTATCGTCCTGGCCGTTGCGCCCTTTGCGGATACCCGGCAATGTGATTACGTCCACGATATACAGAACCTCGCCGACGTGATCATTGAGGCTAACGGCGCTGTTGATGGCATTAGCGCTGCGCATCTTGCCGTCCAGCGTGTCGAGGTCGCACGTGTTGATGAACCCCTGGACGGGCACGAAATCGATGGCGTCGTTGTCGGTTGCAGCGATTGCGGTGATGTTCTCGGTCATGCTGTTTCCTTTCCTAATCGTTCTTTCTGTTCAGTGCCATGGTGATGAAATCGTCGAACGGTACGGAGTAATAATCGCTAACCTGCTCGATTTCGGTAACGATGATGGACTTGTCACCGAATAGCTTCCGCAAACGGTTCTGAGCGTTCGCACGGTCGCAGCGTCCAGCGATAATCCACTCTTCGTTTTCCAGCTCGCCGCTTCGCTCATCGAAGCGCACGCCCGTACAGAACGTGAGGAACATCGTTCTACCGATCGACTTCCCGCCTATGATGTTGGCGGGATTCACGTCTCTCTTCTTCGTCTTTTCCTGCCTTTCCTCGTGTTCGGTTTTTTCGGTTGTTTAGCACTCGGTTGCCGAATCATACAATATTGCGCGTCGCGACGCACCGAGAATGGTACTACGGAATGGGCATGTTACGCAAGATACAAAATCAGTCTTTTTCGCTACTATGAATGACTGATTCAAAAATTTTGAAAAACCCGTTGTTAGCCAGCGCCGGATTCATCTCTGCAATATTCTCCAGGATGGATACCGCCTCAGTTAGCACGACGAACACGGCCACCGCTCCGAGCGTCGGTATCTCCACGCCGAGATCGAGCAGCCCGCTTGCATACTGGAGCAGCGCAGCGAGGATGAGGGCGAAGATGAACCCGAGTTTGTGAAACAAGCCCTCGCGCATCGCCGAGGAACTGACGTTTTTATTAGCAACCGCAGCGGTGAATCCCGTGATGATGTCCAAGATATCGAACACCAACGGAATCACGAACAAATACCAGCAGCCCCCCATGTCTGCCGCTCCTTTCAACATGCCTAAAATATCGTTGATGCTCATGATAGCACCTCCTAATACTCTTTACGCCATGTGAAGAGCGCGTAATCGCCAGAACCGCAGTAGGCGAAGATATGCGCTCTCGTCCGCTCAATGACGTACCAGCCAGCATCAGTGAGAGTTTCAACCAGCCCGCCCGCTCCCTCGATCGAGTTATACGCCGCGTATTCATAGAACGGAGCGAGCGCACCCGTTCTTTTGCTGACTTTGCGAACGATGTATTTATGATTTGCCATGCTTGCCACGCTTCGCTTCCTCAACGTCCTCGATCATATTTTGCAGCCCACCGCGCATATTGATTGAACATGTCGGGCAAAAGTGAAACACCCTATCGGCGTAGGCTTCCGGCGTGTATCGGAAATAGACCATCACATCGCTTTCATGATTGTCCTCAAGACGTACGCCGCATGCATCGCAGTAAGTTTCGATCATGCGAACCAGCTCCAATCGATGCTCGCGAGGCTGCCGACGATAGGCAAAAGGACTGCGATTATGATCTGATGCGGTTTGGGTTTCATTTCAAAGTCACCTGAACTTTCATTTCATCGTTTTCAAATATCGTGCTTTGCGGCTCGGGCTGCGCCGGCGATTCTTGCACGTTGTCACCTATCACGTAACGCTGCCACGCTTCGGCATCTCCGTAAAAGACGTTGAAATCGAGATTGCCCGAATAGCCTGGCAAACGTCCATCAGAGCAGAATTGCCACGCACCGACCAGCCCATCAGTTTGCGGAGTATCAGAAAGATCGTAATCAAGGGGCGGGCTTATAACGTTGGGATACGATGCAATCCAGCGCATGCAGTTTTTATCAACACCGCCCTGATTGAATCGCCAGGGATTGCCGTAAATCCAGGGATGGACGCTTGTCAGATCGTAGATGCGGGCGGTAAAGCGGTTGACCCAATCGACGGATTGATCGGCTTCCCAATCCAGGACGGGGATGCCCTCGCCGAAATAATTTTCGCAGTTACGATAGAACGCGTCAGCCTCAGCAACCGGGTCGTTGTTACGCCCGAAATGATAGAAGCCCCACGGTTTACCCGCAGCTCTAAGCGTCTGCACGAACACATCGCAATAGCTATCTACAAATGTAAGGCCCTCGGTTGCTTTAACAATGCAAAAATCGATCTGATGCAGATGATCGCTGATTTTGAAACCAGCCCTGCCCTGATGATTCGATATGTCGATGCCGCGCATGCTCATTGCCTCATTCCTCCTTCAATCGGCAGCCAATAAATCGGCCGCGTTTTAAGCTGACGTATACGGTTACCGTTGGATGGAATATAGAACTCGTCAGTAAGGCATTTCCGCCCATCTTTAAGATAGTGGCACCGCTTGCCGACCATGGGGTAGCTGCGCGATGTGCCGATTAGAACGAGCTCGCCCGATCCTGGTTCATTGGCTGTAATCATGCGCCAATTCGAATAGTCATACGGCATTAGCTCTCCTTTCTATAATTCACGACGGCATTTATACAAATATCGCTCGCGGAGCCGTTCAAATATAATCGCTTGATTGAGCCAACGCCCATGGGACGTTCAGCGCTATCGAAAAGAAGATGGACAGCCTCAAAACCCATTCGATCAAATGCGCCTATCGTGTTGAAAAGCAGCGATGACGTTACGCAAAAATCGCTCACCGACTCGGGATTGTTAACGAACCGCAAACGCTCGCTGCTGAACCACGATCTAACGGAATCCATCAGCTTCATCGACTCAAGTTGTACTGGAATGATCAAACCGCTTTCCGTGCCTTGCAAATGCTCGCCATCGAAAATTAAATCGTCTTTAGCAGAAAACCGCCCGGCATGATCCAGCTTCACATATGCGGTACCGTCGATGATCGGCATATGATGAATGTATTCGAGAATGACGTAGCTATCAGTCGCAATGATAGTATTACCCTCGATCATGGCATACGGATAACGGATGCGCAGCTTTTTGTCTTTAAAGCACTTTGCGAACTCGCGCAGGACATGGCCCGCATGCAATGGTTTGTAATTAGGGTTTCTCATTTCGTCTTTCCTTTCTGTCGAGGCTTTCCCTTATATGGGATTGTACTATCGAAACAGGCCCCGCGCATATCGCGCGGGGCCTGTTTCTCGGGTTAGTAGGTGTAAAGATCGAGTACCACCGCGTTTGAAATAACACTGATCTTCATGCGGTAAACAACGTAGCAGCAACGCGCATCATCAATGTAATAAGTGCGAGTTTCACCATATTCAAGATGAACGTTCACGATGCAGTTTGTACTTCCGAAGTTGCAAGATTGGCAAATGCCGTGAACAGTTTGAGTGCCGTCGAGATTGATCATGGTTTCGTCCTTTCCTAATTGGTTTACCTGCTACAGTTATTCTACTGTAACCCCACCAACC